CATGACAGTGCTCCATTAAGACAAATTTTGAGAATTGCCTACGATGACGAAAGGGTTGAACTGTTAATACCAAATACCCCTCCTCCTTGGAAAAAGAACTCGTATTTTGATGTAGAAAATATGCTTTATGGAGAAACTCGTAGACTTAAGATTTTCATTAGAGGTGGAGGTTATGATAATCTTAATCCTATAAAAAGAGAATCATTATTCATTAGTCTTTTAGAAGATATAGATAATAATGATGCTGAATTGCTCGTAAAAATGATTCAACAGAAACCTTTCAAAGGTTTAACTCATAATCAATTAGAAGAAACATTTCCAAATATTTATGAAACTAGGTTAGTGTAATGGCCAAAAGATTTAAAAATTTTAGAAACAGCAAAAAAGACTATTACTCAGACGAATGGGGGGATGTTAACGAAGAACGTCGACGAGAAAAGCAAAAGAAAGGTGGTGCTAAGTATCAAAGGCGTAATCGTCGAGAAGAAAAGTTTCAATCTTATAAAGATTGGAGAAACAATTAGTTGACATTTGTCCTTAACTATGGTAGAATAGCACCATAGAAAAGGAAGATATATGATTATGAAAGATAAAGTGATACTCACTGATTGCGATGGTGTTTTATTAGACTGGGAATATGCGTTCACTCGTTGGATGGATAGACACGGTTACCAACCTACAGATACAACTCAATATTCTATAGATAAACGATTCAATTTAGAAAAAACTGAATCTAAAAAACTCGTTCGTATGTTTAACGAGTCAGCTTCTATAAGAAAAGTACCTCCTCTTCGAGATGCAATCAAGTACGTAAAGAAATTGCACGAAGAACATGGATACGTTTTTCATGCTATCACTAGTCTAAGTGATGATGAATACGCTCAGCATTTAAGAACTAAAAATCTGTGCGAACTATTCGGTAATACTACATTTGAAAAATATGTGTATTTGGATTGTGGGGCAGATAAAGACAAAGCTCTTTACGAATATGCGAATACCGAGTGCTATTGGATTGAAGACAAGCTTGAAAATGCAGAGTGTGGTGTTGTTATGGGTTTAAACTCAATTATTATGGCTCATAACTATAATATAAACTCGCCTGCAACTCCTTTAGGCCCCTTTCCAAGAGTAAATAATTGGAAAGAAATCTATCACATGATTACTGATCAGGTATAAATAAAATTATGCCGACATATGATTTTAGAAACTCAGAAACAAATGAGCAGTTTACGAAGCTCATGTCTATTGCCTCGAAAAAAGAGTACCTCGAGGCCAACCCTCATATAAAACAAATCCATACAGGCACCGGTTTTCTGGGAATTGGTGACCCAGTCCGCCTTGGGCTTAAAAAGCCTGATGCGACTTTTCGTGATGTACTTAAAAAAGCAAAAGTCCATAAACATAACACGATAAATGATTTCTGAGGTGGTTTATTGAGAAAAATCTAGATACCTAAACTGCTAACTGAAATCCGAGGAGGTAAGTATGTCTAAACAACAACGTCGACTTTCACGGAAAGAAAAAAGGAGAAATGAAAGTAATTTAAATTACGTAGTAAACAATAAATTTGGTATGCGACGTATTGATCCAATGACGGCATCTCAAGAAGAGATGTTTATCGATTACCGACATGGCTATAATATAGCGGCAATTGGTACAGCAGGTACAGGTAAAACAATGTGCGCCATGTATCTAGGTTTAAAAGACATACTCCAGAATAGAGAGTACGAAAAACTTATTATAGTACGTTCAGCCGTACAAACACGTGAACAAGGCTTTATGCCCGGAAGTAAAGCTCAGAAGGAAGCAGTATTCACAACACCCTATGCAGACATTACAAAAGATCTCTTTCAAAGAGGAGATGCGTGGGAAATTCTTAAACAAAAAAATATGGTAGAGTTCACAACCTCTTCGTTTGTACGAGGTTTAACATTTGATAATTCTATTATCATTGTAGATGAGTGCCAGTCTATGACATACCATGAACTTGATAGTATTATTACACGAGTAGGAGAATGTTCTAAAATCATATTTTGCGGTGACACGAAGCAAGATGATTTAGCAACAAATCGACACAAAATGGATGTTACTGGTTTACCAGAGTTTATTAATGTTCTTGAAAAAATACCATCGTTTAGGGTTGTTCATTTTGGTATTAGCGACATTGTTCGTTCTGGTCTTGTCAGAGAATATATACTCGCTAAAGAAGGTTTAAATCCGGAAAGATACTTAAAGGTAGTATAATGCCATTAGCAGCAAGACAAGGAGATGCAATAGCGACCGGTCATGGATGCGACGCCGTATCTAAGATCGGTCCTGCAGATACAGCTAACACTGCACCAATGCTTAATCAAAATGTTACGATTGAGGGTAAGCTTGGTGCAGTTGTTGGCGATATAATAGATCCAACTCACACAATCGGCTCAAGTACTTGTGTACCTCACACAAATGCAGTAATTATTGAAGGATCATTGAAAGTAACACTCAGCGGTATTGCCGCCGCAAGATTTGGAGACCCAGCAGACGCTGGAACTATTACTGGTTCAGCAACAAAAGTAACAATTGGCTAATTTAAATTATGAAAACTTTTAATCATGTAGATCATGGGATCGTACTCCCTAAACTTACTCGTAAAACAACAGACTCAGGAAGAAAGTATTTCACCGAAGATGGTGATGCTTATCCTTCTGTCACTACTGTATTATCAATCATCGGTAAAAAGGAATTGATGGAATGGCGTAAACGCGTCGGAGAAGAAGTTGCAAATAAAATTGCTCGACAAGCTTCATCTCGTGGAACGTCTATTCACAAACTCTGTGAAGACTACATCGACAATGTAGAAGACTTTTCAGTAAAAGCACAACCTGCAAATCTTTTTATGTTTAACACAATGAAGAGTGTTATAGATAAGTCTATTGACAACGTTTATTTTCAAGAAGCATTTCTCTATTCTGATCATTTACGAACTGCGGGGCAGGTTGATTGTATCGCTGAGTTTGACGGAGAACTTTCTGTTATTGATTTTAAAACATCAAAGCGTGTAAAAACAGAAGATAAAATTCAAAGTTATTTTATGCAAGTAGCATTCTACGCTGCCGCATTTTACGAAAGAACAGAAATACCAATTAAGCAAGGTGTTATCTTAATTGGTGTAGACGATTCAGAACCTCAAGTCTTTAAAATAAATGTTTACGATTATCTTAAAGAATTCTTAAAAACACGTAGAAGATACGGGTATATGTATGAAAAAGAGATGGATCTTAGTTGACAAAAAGAGAGGTATCTTTTTAGGGACTTATTCTCCAGATGAAATAGGTACCGAGTGGAAAGATCTTGTTAAAGTACATCAAAACTTTGAGCAACAACTTTCTTTATACGCTCTTTTTTCAAAACAAAATCCCTATGATTTTGATCATGCTATTACTTTTCCAACAAAAATGTCAGCACAGCTTTTCGCAATGGAAATGTTTGCATCGACTGCTGCTCAAGTCAATATCACCGCGCAAATAGTCGATGGTGATGATAAGTTCATTAATGTTATAGATCTCATCAAACAGGGATATGGCGCCCACGTAGGAACTATGGCTACTCAACTCTGGAATTCAGCAGAAGAAACAATCCATTAAAAAACAACAACTTACCTTGGTTCTAACGCAACTTATTGTTTTCAAAACAAATTTTATTTGAAAAAAAATTGTACTTTTCCGTTCAACTGGTGTAGAATAGCTCCATATTAATTAAATTGAAAAGGAAACAAAGACATGATGAAAACAACAGCAACCGCTGCCTCTTTTGATACCTATGCCGACTATGTCGCTGATCGACGGGCAGCACGTCATCAGGTTTTGCCTGAGACTTTATGGACTGCATTGAAAAATGATGAGTCTTTATGTAACACTCGGGTGGCCGAAGGTTTTGATGCCTTTGAAGCGGCTTGGGAAGTGAAAGATGTTAAACTGGAGAAGGGTGCACGATGAAAGAAATCACTGATGAAGAATACAATCTCTTCAAAAAACTGACTAAG